GAACATAAACGGGATACCTTCTTCTGCCATCTTAACCACGAAATCCCTTGCCTTAATCTGCATTGATAATTTTAAATCTTCTATCTTTCTACTCATTGTCTATTTCATCCTTTCTAACCATGTGAATACAAGGAAGCAACATAGTCGGATGTTTAGGGCATTCATCATAGGAACCATGGGTACAAGCTAAGGCATATAATCTACAATATGACAGCGTGTAGAATATTAACATAATCACTACATCCCCTTTATCTTCTTTATTATCCAATCAATTCCACCCACTGCCAATCCTATAATAGAAACAGCAGTCACAAACACCCAAAATAAGTTATCCTTAAAATTGGTTATTCCTCTTCTAAACCAACCAAAGTCCTCAAGAGGCTTCAGCCTTGCATCGATACTCTCACACGCCTCCGTTACGGCATCTTTTACAGCTTGCATAATATCTTTTTTGAGACCATTATTCAGAATATCTTGCACTTTTTGTAACCCTACTGCATTACGTTCCTGTGACTCAACTATTGATTTAAGGAAAGTCATCACTTCAGCTTGTCGAATCCCCAGTGAATTTATTCTCGCCTCATGCACCTCAAGCCCATTTTTCATTTCAGTATGATCAATCCGGTTTGTTTCGTAATCATCCACTATTAGCCTCTTATCTCTACCGTCCCAAACCATTTTAGCATTCTCCTCCACAGTTGAATTGGCTGAAAACAAAAATTTAATAAACTATCTTAAAGCATTCCACTGGTACAATATCTAAAGTTAGAAATGTTGTTATTAAAAATTGTGTCTCCTTACGCATTAAGCATGTATCCACCAGCCACAAGAGGCCGCCAATTAGTAATTATGGAGGGTCGTTCTAAGCACCCTCCGTTTCATAACTACCGCCTACGCATCCACTTCTTCCCACAAAAATGAACCCATCCAAGTTGCAGCATTTACGGAAGAAATATAGATACTCGCATGGTATCCAGGGGTCACGACCAAAGAGCCGTCAATGTTTGCATAGAATCCACTTCCGATGGCCGTTGTTACCGCACCGGTGTGGAAAAGATGGAAAACCTGTTCCAGTACCGGAGCCTCCGTAAACACCACAGCATTGTCAACATAAGCCTTTGATGCGGGGCCACCAGTCAATCTATTTCTTGCTGCGATAACAGCAGTGGCCGCACCTACTCCACTCCCGGTCATAAGGCCAAAGATCGCCACTGCCGTAGGGACAGCAATCTCATTTACGAGGCCGACTTCGAGGACGATAAGATTCTTACCTGACCCAGCAGGATTCACAAGTGCAAGGCCAGTATATGTTGCAGCTAACCCCGCCGTGCTTGCAACAACCGCCTGGTTAGCTACCGCATAAATTCTGCCCGCGAGGGTGGCCGCTGCATATTTACCACCACCTGCCGATTCTAACCTTCCACTGGAATCTACCAGCACAGGCAATCCTACCCCTGCTTCTGTTTTTCCGTACATAATTAAGTCCTCCTTGTTGGCGGTCTAAAGTGCCGCCTGTTGAATTGCGTAAATATCCCTAAGGTCTTCAACCCACCCGTCGTTGTGGTAAATATATTTTACACCCGTATCAACGGCATGAAAGGTTGAGCCTTCCTTGGCGTCAGTGATTCCTACTTGGTCTCCTGACTGCCCACTCCAGTTCTGTATAGTTGTAATCAAACAAACGGTCATAATCCTATCTCCTTTTAGGCGGCTATCCGATATGCCATTTTCTGCTTTCGGATGACCCATGCAGCTTTGATCTTAGCTCTTGCTTCATCCGTGTGCTTTCTACCCAAACTTGCGGTTCTCATCTTAGCCCTCGTTTCATCAGAATGTTTATACCCAACCCTACTGGATGGTTTCCCTTTCCTGGCATTCATAACAGCGTACCATTTTGCCGACTTTGGGACTTGAACTGCTTTTCTGGGCTTTCCCTTCTTGGCAAGACTTAATTTTATTCGTGTTTCAAGTGTTGCTTTCCGACCTAAATTATATTTATTGCCAATATGAACCTTACTCATTTTTAACTTTGTCTCATCAGACAAATTTAGACCAGTCATACGAACTCGCATTTTCTCACGAGTTTCATCAGATGCCTTTCGACCTGTCTGAGAGATACGCCTCTTCTCGCGTGTTTCCGCTGAAACAACCTGCCCGCACCCTCCCTCTCCGCCGTCTGTTAAATTATACCCCGCCGGAGACTTGGTGCGCATTACCTTAATTGTTTCGATTTCCTTCTGATCCATCTCTTCTTTTGATAAGCAATAGAAGAGTGTCTCAAATCGGAAATTTTCTATCCCGTATTTTCGGATAGCGCGGTGGACGGCACATCCACTACCGAGCATTGCATCGCGGATGTGCCTTTCTTTCCTCCGCTCAAGAGTCTTCACAGTCTGTCCGATATACACTTTCTCGTTCACTTGATTTGTGATCTTATAAATGATAAAGTGTTTATTTTCCAAACACACTGTCATAGCAAACCCCCTTACACCGCTGCTTCCACGTAGGCTCCTTCGTCAAGCGGGACGTACCACAGGGAGAACACCGCAGTTCCATCGGTAAAGGCTGCTGTTGTAGCATGTGACAAAATAGCTCCACCTGTCCCTCTTATTCCAAGGACATAGGGATCAGTCACTTTTGCTACCGATGCACCAATGGCGCTAAAAGTGGTGGTTCCACCAATTGCAGCTCCGAGAATAAGACGTATCCCTGCGGCCCATGCACCAGATCCGGCATCCAACGATACAGCCGTAAGGTCAACCTGTGCGCCACCAGTAGGCGTAAAGGCAAGTTTAATCAGCGCACCTGCTCCCACAAAAGTTTCCGTAGCTTCTGCGATTATTTGACGGACAAGTACCCTGCCGCCAACTACATTAAACAATGTTAACCGCGTCGGGTTGGCTGTCGATAATGCAGGACCGAGAACCGAGCCCGTATCTACCCTAAGACCGTAATTGATGTCTGCGATTCGTGCTATTGTACTGGGATTGTAATTCATGGCTTTTATCCTCCTTGGATATGGGGGATCATCTTTCCAGACCACCCGGTTAATTGTTTATGTTTATTTTCCCTTTTTGGGTGCCTCGGCTGCTACCACAGGGGCAGAAAGTTTGATCTTGTCAAGAACCAGTTTAACGATCTCGTCAATATCAACCTCAACCGGCTTAGGGGTTAGTTCTTTAATTGCTTTCGCAATTTCCTCTTTTGCAATCTCACGAGCTATTTGATGCACTAACCCGACATCTTCTTGAAACATTACAAATTACCTCCTTGTTAAGATTAGCAGGATAGATAAGTAAAATAATACCTACCTACCCTGCTTTCTTTATGTCTTACACATCCGCAGTGGAAACATCAGCTGAATAACGCGACCCACTAAGAATAGCCCATGCACAACCAATCGAAGCCGCGCCAGGGTCTGCCATAGAAAGCCGGAATCCAACATGACCAGTAGTTAACATAGACGATTCGAGCTGAATACAATAGGTAACTCCTGTGGTAGCCGCAGCGGGACCTACTGCGCCAGGGACAATCCCTGTAGTTGCAGTAAGTTTAGTTACATCCATCCAAATATCATCCGAAGCGGCTCCAAACACTGCCGTGGATACATAATAATTGAATGCCAACTCGGTATGGACAGTAGGTGTCATGTTGCTGCATGATTCAAGGGTAATAATCCCCGCCGCACGAGTCGATGCACCGATATAGACAAAAATATCGGCATGGTCATAATTTTTCATACGAATAACTGTGGAAGCTCTTGCACTACCCTGCAAATCTTGCGGAAGAAGCAAAGGTGCATAATGCCCTTTTTCTGGAATGTAAAATCCGTTTTTCATCGTGAATCCTCCTTGTTAATTCTTGTTAATGTTAAAAGTTATGATCGATTGTAAATTGCTGGGTATATTTCAACCCAGCAATTTACAATTCTTCTTACGTACGGCTTTGTAATGCAATGAAATGACCCTGCGTTTCCGATCCTTTATAAGGAGTTAAGGCAGATGCACGAACTGGTTGGCCATCCATACGGAGGGTGAACCGGAATAGACTTTCCCCATATTCAAATCGAACATGAATGCTCATTGCACTCTGTATCCCACCCTTCTCAGCGAGGATGTAACCTTTGGACAAATCGGCAAGAACTATATCGCCAACCGTGCCAAGCGAAGCAGCCTGTTCAATAGGGATAACCGGACGACCAAGTAGTGTTCCATAAGGTGCACCAGAAATTCCACCTGGAGGAGTGAATACTAACTGACCACCAGTACCAACCGCAATAGACATTGTATAAAGCTGCGGCAAGGTGTTCTGATTTACATACCATGCAGCGTTTGAATAAGAGGATGCGAAAATACGGCTGGACATTTTAATGACATTTTCGGCGACAATGGTAGACGCTTTCTGACCGGTTTCCTTGAGCACCGTTACCAATGAACCAGCGTTGAGAACACCAAGAAACTGACCGGCACCAGTACCATTCCAAATCCCATCGTCAATCTGGAATCCGAACTCGCCATTAAACGATTCACGAATAATCCCCTCAAGCTGGGTAGCATCTTGGAGGTTTTCATCGGTCGCATAGCAGAGTCCAGTTAGCTTTTTCAGATTGAGTTCGATCTGGCGGAACTTGGGTTTTTTGCCAGTGTACTGATCGGCTTCACCTTCCCAATAGGAAACAATACCACCATAACGGCTGGAAACACGCGAAGTTTCATCAATTCCATTGATTTTGGTGGAGTTTGCATTACCAGAAATGGTTACTCTACGGCACTTCGGGGCTAGGATTCCAGTTGCAATAACGTCTTGCAAAAGTTCGGAGGCAAAGTCCTGCTGAACTAAAAAGCCGCCCTCACTCGGAACCGTTTCGTTCACACCGGAAGCGGCGTTATAGAGACGGGGATCGACGGATTTACCGGGGAGGCCAGCCTGCAAAACCGCTGCCATCTGCTCACCGAGTGAGTTGAACTTGTCTTTCTTGTCGCGCAGATTCGCAACGGTTTTGTCTCTCTGGATGGTAACGGACTCGCCGCTTTCCAGAAGACTATTCACACGTTCCTGTCGGCTGAGGGTAGCGATGGTTTTGTTCAGCTCTTCTACGGTATCGAATATTTCATTTTTGATATTGAGTTCGTCATTGGTAAGATCGCGGGACTCTGCGATTGCCTTGGCATCAATATCCGCTGCTTTCTTCATGATGGATTTGATATCTTCTTTATACTGACTGACTGTTTTCATGGTTATTACTCCTTTTTAGTATGGGTTATTTTGATGGTGCTAACATTTCCGCTCGAACCAGCAGGTCGGCAATCCGGTCTTTCTTCTTGGGTGCTTCGGCTGGGATAGGCGGTGGGTCAACTACTGGTTCTGCGATTACTATTGGTTCAACTACTGCTACAGGCGCAGGGACTTCGACATCACGAAGAAGTTGGTCTGTAGGTGGAACATCATCAATAGGGTCGGCTGGCTCAACATCACGGAAAGCCTCTGCAAATCCTTTTGATAACACCACCTTGGCCTGCTTGATACTACACCCAGCTTCACGGAGGGAGCGTTCCAAGTCGGTAGCGGTAGGGATGGGTTTATGTTCTTTTAATGCTTCGGGAATGTGCTTGAACTTCGCCTTGGACATTATAGGGATGAATTTAGCACAGGCCGCCAAGTCCATAGACTCGGTTACATCATCAATAAAGCCGTGTTCCATTGCCTCCTCTGCGGTCATCCAGGTTTCTTCGTCCATGAGGCATTTAACTTCTTCCTTTTTCTTTTTGGACTTGTCGGTATAAGCGATGATTAGCGACTCGCATATTTTGTCAAGCAGGTCGGCGGTTTTACGCATTTCCGTGGAGTCGCCCATAGCCATGCCCCAAGGGTTGTGGATCATCATTAAGGCGTTCTCGGCCATGTAGATTTCATTGCCTGCCATAGCGATTACGGAGGCGATGGAGGCCGCTAACCCGTCAATATAAGTGGTTACATTGGCCGGATGCTGCTTGAGCAAATTATAGATAGTAATTCCTGAAAAAACCTCACCTCCCGGAGAGTTAATATGGAGGTCAATCTGCGATGCTTTAATGGAAGCCAAGTCCTTTTGAAATGATTTAGCAGTAATGCCATCACCACTCCAAAAATCTTCGCCAATTTGTTCATAAATCCATATTTCTGCTTTGTCAGCCTTAGCCGTCATATTATACCATTTTTTCATAACAACCTCCTATGCAACCTTTGACGCAAGTAATGGTTGAAGTATCTTTGCGCCTTTGCTCATATTCTCTTTAGCCTCTAACGGCTGAAGATTTTTTATCGACCAACAAATACGGAAATCAATATCCTCTGGCTTTTCGTAACTAAACATTGCCACTGGGAGTTTATGATCAATATGCCAGTAGGTTCCATAATTTCCCCAATTCATTTCGGGCGTGAATAACTTTTCTAAGTGCAATTTTAACTGGTCAACGGTGAAATCAACTAATGTCTCCCAATGCCGACCTGCCTTCATTCCTTTACGCAAAGATTCGTTCATTCGCTTAGAAATAGTACTACTTATGTTCCCCTTCGGAGTGCTACGATAGGCTTTATTATATTTCCTTCCTGATTCACGCTGCTTTTCAGGATTAGCAGCAATCCAAACCCTACCCTGTTCATAATGTTTTTTCTTATCTGCGTTATATTGTTGATTAGATCGTAATTGGTAAATCTCCTTATTTGCTTCATAATGTTTTCGTGAACGTTCCAAATCCCGATCACGATTTTTTTCATGGTCAATCTTCTTTTGCAACGCAATGGATTCTTTGTTTTCTGCTCTATATTCAGCCGCTCTCTTGCTTGCTTCTTCCTTGTGAGATTCATGGTATACTTTACTACGAGCAATTTCCACGTCTCGATTGGCTTCCCTTCTCACTTTATTCTTTGCAAGAATTGACTCCTTATTGTCCTTGTAATACTTTTTCCGGTAAGCAGCCAATTTCTCTTTATTTACTTCTTCATATTGCTTCATATATTCAGGAGTATGGGTACTCATGCCACGGCCTCCTTTGGTGCATTTGGTGATGGTGCTGGTTGCGCTGATTTTGCTTGGTTAGCCAACCATTCGTCTACTTTGGATAGCGGAATCATGTTGTTAATTGCTATAAATGGCTCATCGGCGTAGGGGTCGGTAAACAAATCCATGCCTTCTTTTTCCCTAATATTATTAATCGTCATGCCACCTATGCTTGCCATTATTTTGTAGTAAGCAGCACGACTTGCCGTATTTGCACGAAGCAACCCATCCACATTATGGCGGAAGAAAAGTTTTTGCTTCCATCGTTCAGGTTCAGATAATAATTGCATATCGAAACATTGTTCAAAACGAATCAACCAAGGCAGGATACAATCAATATAATAAGATTGTTGTTCAGATTCGATATTGTTATTAGTCGCACGTTCAAGATTTTTTAACTTGTGTACTGGAATGTGAAACCATCTTGCAATATCAGATACTTGCCACGTTCTGCTTTCTAAGAACTGGGAATCGTTTGGATTAACATTAACCTTCTCAATCTTCATGCCCTCTTCGAGTAGCATAAGCCGGTGCGATTGGCCTAATCCAGAGTAGGTATTGGTCAACGCGGTTTGCAGGTTTGACTTGGTAATGGGGTCGAGCTTCATCGGATGGGAGACTATTACACCGGGATGAGTACCATTGCCAAAGTACATAGCACCGAATGTTTCCATCGCCATTCCAAGCCCGATTGACTTGCGAGCCATTGAGATTACGGAATATCCTTGGAATCCATCGAATCCTAAGCCGGGAACATGGAGTATTTGGGCGCGGGTGAGAGGTATTTCTTGGCTATCTACGCGGATATTGTAGATTAACTCGCCGTTTTTCATCTCCATTCGGACACGATTGGGGGTGATAGGCCAGAGTTCGATTATCTCGCCATAGCCATTGTAGACTTTCTCGGCGTAGGCATTGCCCCAAGTAAGTGCATGGGCGGCTAATACTTCGCGCCCTATCTGAGCGGTCATGTACTTATTGAACTCGCTGTGCATAACACGAAATAGGCGTTTATCGGTCGCTTGGATGGTTTTATTAGCATCTGAACGGAGTAAATGGAGTGGTAGTGTGGATATGGTAGCGGAAATCTGACCAACGGCATCCCACACAGCGGAGTAAGTAAGTGCAGATGATTCGGATACACTCTCGCCTGATACTGATTGCGAGCCCATGAGGTTCCAAAGCGATGTATCCCACGCGCGTTCATCAGTCAACGACAGGTTGAATATCTTGCGAATATCGGTAGATAGGATTGATTTAACCTTAGAGAATGTCGGAAATAATTGCAATTAAGCCACCTATAAGCAAGGGGTGTAGTAAGTTGGCCTAATTGTAAAGGTAAAATGGTGGGATTGCAAGGATTAAAACAGTAGGAATGTTAGATACTTGGAAAAATGGTAATAAATAGACATAGGCTATGAAGTGTTGTGCGATATAGGTAAACTATAGTACATTCGTTCTATTCCACCCTTCGTCCCATCAGCCGGAAATTCTTAATTGATTCCCGGCTGATAAAAACCGTTCCAACCGGCTTCTCTGCTATCAAATGACCATGCTCAATCCATAGGCGAATGGTACGTTCGTGAACTCCGAAATATGCAGCGCACTCGGATACACGAAGAAGGTTCTTGGTGGGAAGGTCGGTCATGGTTGGTTCTATCACAACCTCATCGGTAACAATGGATACTGAGGATTTTATGGACATTTTACTCTCCTTTTGGGTGATTATTATAGTTATTTTAGCCTATTTACCCATTTCTATCGGTAATTTACACTCCAGACACACCAGAACCGGCTGCTGGGCTAATAGTTCCTGGCCGGTAGGAGATAGCAACGCCGATACAGTATAGCACATGATAGCCGGAATGAAAAACTTACAGCCACATGAACATAGTTTCGGTGTAGCATCTTTAATGTCAACGTTAATTTGCTGAGGTTGTGGTGCATGATGCTGATTCGGAAACGGGCTTAAATTGTTGCGTCGCATTGATTCTCCCATGTAAAATTCTCCTTTTTGGTTAAATTGTTAATATTACAACCTTCCTATCGCCATTTCAGCCATCATTTCTTCCGCTGTCCTACCTGTGAACCCAGACATTTCCATTCCTTCTTCCAATAGCCCACAAGCCATCACCGCTGCTATTATTCCATCTATCCTGCCACCGGAATGAGGCTTGACATATTTCTTGTTATCCGCCTCATCTTCATCGGCTACCACATTAGCAGCATTCCAAGTTAAGCATGGATTGCCATCATGTCGGATAGTAGCATCAAGTAATTTCTTTTCAAATACCTTTATCGCTGGCGACATTGACTTGAACCCTTGCCCAAACTCTTCAATTTCTGGTAGATTAACCCCCATCCTTAACAAATCTTTCTTGAATGTCTTGATGTTCCATCGGTCGAATGCAATTTTCTGTACGTTATATGTATTACATATAGAATTAATATCTGAAATTACAAATTCATATTCAATAGATGCGCGGTTAATAGCGGTGATGTAATTTGCGTCTCTCCATGCTATGTAGGGAACGTGATCTGCTTCTTCCTTTTTCACCAATCCAACACCAGGCACCCAAAACCACACCTTGAGCCGCCAGAAGGGGTCATCAATAGATGGCTCAAACACCAACGCGAATGAGGTTAAATCGTTTACTGCTGACAAATCCAAGCCACCCCAACATTTACGGTCAATAAGAATGCTATCATCGTAATCCTTATCCATACACGCTCGCCAAACTTCAGGAGATATAGCAGGGTTCTCGGATTCTACCCACTGGCAGAAGCATAGGCGTTTCACTGTAGACATCTTGGACGGCATTCCTTTGGCTTCAACAACCTGGCTACGAATATAGTCATAACCGGGGAGACCAGCATGGAGAGATGGATTTACCTTTTGCCATAACGATTCGTCAGTTAGATATTTGTCGTCTTTAATGTCCTCTTCATCTAAACTGCAAATATAAGCGAAAAATTCATCATTGACTATCTGTTCACACGCTATCTTAATGCCGATATCGTGATATTCCCAGCACACAGATGTTTTATCGTGCCCTGAGTTGTGAGTTGGAATCATTGATTTCCCAACTAAAAATAGATGAGATTCGGCATCTACTTCGATACACTTTACCGGCACTGATTCTATGGGGACAACTTCACGAATCCAACGGCTTCCAGATGATCGTTTCCGTGAATGTCGAGCATAATGGTATTGGCTCTTTCTGTTTAATCTAAAGACGCTTATATCCCAAGGAGGCCAAAAGTGAACATCCCATCTATCAAATAGCTTACCATTTAAATTTGATACACTGTGCTTTACGGCACACTTCATCCCAAGACTATGAATAAGTTCTGCAACTTGATTTATTAAACCAAGTTTATTCTGAGTGAAAACGCATTTGCCTGACCACGGCACAATACTTCCATCCGTGTCCATCAATCCTTGTAACAATGATAATCTTTGATTAAAAGATGCACGTAAATATGATTGCGGAATGTGTTTGTTTCCTAATATACCTTGTTGTCTAAGAATCGAATGGAGAGAATCACGCCTATATGTTCCAGTTATACCTAAACCATAAAGACCAAGATTCGGGCCAGACGATAAAATTGATCTACGGTTTCCAACAGTAACGCCTTCTTTCTTAATTTGCTCTAATATTTCATAATCCTGATCTGCAACAACAATAGCAGAATCTTTTGAATTTCCATCACCAAGCCAACAACCCAAAACATAAGGGGGTATAGGTAATTCTGCTTCCGGTAATTGCAACGGCAAGGATAACTTAACTTCATGGTTTAATCCATTAACGCCATGATGATGCAGTGTATCTTTTATTTCCTGTGTTGACCTAATTTTAGTTTTAATACTCTTTTTACTATTGTGTCCAGATACATAATAACGGGGGCGACCGGCTGAATCATAAATTTCTAAACTGTCACCACACCCACATTGACACTTTATTAAATAATTATCTTCACCTTTCTCCCGTCGTTCTTTATTTCGACACCCATTCGTTTCCATGCTTTTAGCATGTGCTTCATGTGAACCATAAGATTGTTTTATTGTTGTTTCCCAAAGATGCGCTGCATTAGCAATAATTGCCGACCCATCATTAAAAATAATCTTATAACATTGGCTATCTGTAACAATATTAGATACATTTTTTACTTTGCATGGCTTTCCATTGTCATCAAAAACATAATCACCTACCTGCAAGTCACCCATTGTTGACCATCCAATAGGTGTCGGAACTGGCGTATCCAAGGCGAGTGGATTCGTGATCATAAAAGATAACGGCTGCCTACGAAACTTAAACCCTGCCCTGAGCATTTCGATAATTGTCCCATCTTTATGTTCATGAACTTCATCAAGCAATATCACATGAGGACGGGGGCCTGATTGTCCTTTCTTCTCGGATGATATAACCCTGAAGAACGAGCCAGTTGCAAGATATGATAGGTTCCACCGCTTCTCGCCTGTTCCTGACGCGGTTAGCCGTTTCTTTAATAGTTCTGATTGGTCGTAGAAAGCTACCGCATCACGGAATAAAACCATCGCCTGTGCTTGGTAAGTAGCAGCGGCATAGACTTCGGAACGTGGCTCGTTGTCAGCTACCAAACCTTTTAATCCAACACCAGCGGCGAGTGGGGATTTTCCTGATCCCTTGGGTGTTTCTATATAAACAACCCTAAACCGCCGAGTGTCATCAACCTTGCGTTTCCAACCATATATATTGCCAATAACAAACGCTTGCCAATCGAGGAGTAAGAATGGCTTACCTTCAAACTGCCCGCCGTTTAGACACAAGCACTCTTCAAAGAACGCTATCCCTTCCGATGCTTCATGCTCATCGTAATAGAACGGGTAATTGGAATCATCAACCTCTTTCTGCCTATCATTAATGTGACGATTGCAAGCCCCAACTACATAAGAACCGACAATAATGTCACCACTTAGAACCAAATTAGCATAATTAGTTGCACGATCTTTGGTCATTTGAAAAATCGCTCCTTGACATTTTCCGTTTCGGCTGGCTTTTCAACTTTGATTCTACTACGGCTACTCGGTGTCATCCCCATCTCAACGAGAGCTTTTAACATTTGTTCCTTGGCTTTGTTGGCAATGGAGAAATAAGGGTTCTGGATTGGATATCCTTTGTTGGTAATAGTGACCATCCCCTCAGACTGTGTTATCTTAGTCGCCATAGCCCAATTAGCATAAGCCTCGCAATACATAGCGAAAATTGCCTTATCGAGGTTAGTTAATATGCCTAACGGTTCCATATTTGCCGCCATTCGTACCCATTCTATTTTGGCTTCCGGCGACAAGTGTTCGGGACAATCGGGAATATTTGATGGCGGTTTTGGCTCGGATTCCTTATCGGCGGCTTTCCGGTGATACCCCCTGGCACCCTTAATATCTATTACCTTCGATGGCAGCGGCTTTCGTCCTTTCATAATTATTACCTCGTTTTTAAATTCCGTCAGATTCAACTAACGGTATTTCCTGTATTATTTTCTTTTTTCTTCCG